TGCCTTTCGGTGCTCTGCCAGACGGTCGACACCGTCCACCATCAGCACCATGTTGATGACATCCACCTCGATGACGTCTTTGCCGTCGATGGTGAGCTTGTAGTAAGCGCACTCGGTCGACATTTTGGTCGTGCCGCTTTCGCCCTGCTTATTCTCGCCGCCGTCGTACTCTTTGTGACGGCCACGCATGACCACCTCAACGGCAGAAATAATGCCGGTGTCATCGCGCTGGTAAGAGCCTGCAAAACGCAACGGCACGCTGTCAGCGCCCGGCGCGGCATACTGCGCCCACAGCTCGATGTCAGGGAGACCGCCGAGCGTCCACTCAAGCGACAACCCGTCGTCATCGAGGCCGAGGTCGATCGACACCGCGCCCGGCATCCCGCCGCCGCGATATTTCTCCAGCTTGCGGGTCAGCTTCGGCAGGATGACGGATTCAACAACGCCCATGTAGCTCAGGCCATCGTTGAACATGTTCAGATATTTAAGCTTGCGGGGTAACGCCATGTGTAAGGCTCCTTAGCTGTTGACCGATTCCGACAGGTTCGCCAGATAGGTATCAGTGATGCGCTGGCGCAGGGTCAGGTTTTCCAGCGGGGGAACGGGGGTGTAGTCGTAATCGATATACAGCTTGCCCGCTTTCAGGGTGGCGACGTCGTTCGACTCCGGGTCGTACCAGCATTTTCCGTCGACGATGTAGCCGTTCGTTTTCAGCTCGCGGAATTTGGCGTTAATGCCCTCCACGACGTCACGAATCAGCGTCGCGGTGATGGGCTTATCCATCGCCCACGCGTGCGCCTCCGCCATCGTGTCGGCCAGCACCTGCGCGGTGCGGGTGTAGTTTTCAAACAGGAAGAGCGGATCGTCAGAGCAGGTGCGGTTGCCCCAGAACTTAAAGCCGTCGTTTCGAATCAGGGTCGTGACCCCCGCCTCGTTAAGCAGGTTGGCGTCGGTGGCTTTGTCCTGCAAATCCCACGACACCGAGGCGCTGACGCCGGTCACGCCGTTAACGCCCACGTTTGACAGCGTTTTATGCCAGCCGGTCTCCTGGTCGATTCTGGCACGCAGACCCAGCGCGCGCGCCGTCGCCCATGCGATCGCGGTTTCGTTCGCCGTGGTATCCCACGCCAGAAAGTCGGGGTGAATGACCATCAGCTCACGCTGACCGAAGTTGTCACGGTACTTGATGGCCTCGGAAATGGTTTTGCAGCCCCACGCGCTGATATAGCCAAACGCGCGCAGGCTCTGACAGGTGGAAGCAAGCGCGGTTGCGACTTCCTGAGAATCCAGACCCGGCACGCCGAGAATGCGCGGCTTGACGCCGGTGACGGTTTTCGCCGTTAACAGCGCCTTGAGGCCGGTGTATTTTCCCTCTTCGTCGATCGTGCCGATAATGTTGGAAATGGTTTGTTTCTGCGCCGCCCCTTCGTCGTCCGGGCCTTCAGTGCCTTCTGCAACGCGAACGACCACGATAACCGGCTTGCACTGGTCGGCGATGGCCTGCAGGGAGGCCGACAGGGTGCCGAGCTTGCCCGCTTTCGCGATGGCGCTCTGCACGCTGGTAATCAGTACCGGCTCGTTGATGGGAAAGGCTTTCTCGTCAGCATCGCTGGCCGTGCAGACCATGCCGATGATTGCCGTCGAGACGGTGGAAATGGTGCGCGTGCCATCGTTAATCTCGATGACCTCGACGCCGTGATGATAGTCGCTCATCCGTTTAACTCCGTGGTTATGGGGTGAGCGTATTGTCTGGCGTGCGCTTTGCCTGCGCGACCGGTTGCCGTTGGGGCAGCAAGGACACAACAAACAAAAAGCCCTCCGGGTGGAGGGCTGGCGTTATTCAGGCACTGGCGGCAGTTCGACTGATGACGGGTCGGCGGTGCTGACCCGGCTCAGTAACACGGTGTAGGTTTCCCACTGCTCAAGCCGTTGTACCTCATCGGGGGTGGCAATCCCGAGCTTAACCGCCCGACTCAGGGGGGCAATGACATCCTCGGCTTCCCCCATGAGCGCCATCTTGTGTGACTCCGCACGGGCGATGAGCTCACCCGTCGTGAGCGGTGGCGGCTCAGAGAGCACCGGCTGGCCGTATTCATTCGGCACGATCACTTTTTCCGTGCTGTTGTCGATTAAATACTGATACCAGCGCGCCGAAACAGACAGGGCATCATCAGGCCAGCCGGTGTCTGATTTCTCATAGTCTGACTTCATGGACAAATAGAAAAATCCATTCAGTGAGGGGCTGTAAAAATATTGCTCTTCCATCGGTTAATGTCCTGTTGCTTCCCAGAATAACGGGAAGTTCTGGTTTGCGTTTAGCCGCGCGGTCGTATTCGAAAATTGCGAAACCGAGCATTCAAGCGTACCGGCTATGTTTGCCGTATAGGGTGTAACCTGAATATTCCGGCACGCATTCGGGAACGCGATCGGAAACGTGATGTTCTGATATCCGCCGGTCTGGTTGGTATAGCCCCACTGGCGAATACGCCCCGTAGTGCCGTCGCGCTCCCAGCCGTTCTGGCCGAGGCTTGCCGTATTTTTCAGGTTATACCGGGCGTCGGATTCGGCTTTCGTGTATGACCCAATCGACCCCGCCGAAATGGTGATATTGGCCGTGCCATTAAATGCCACGCCGTTGATGGTTCGGGCGGTCTGCAGTTGGGTCGCAGACACCGCATTACCATTCGATGGCAGTGCGCCAATCTCAGCCGGGGTGGGCTTGTTTGCCGCGTCATATTGCTTACCCCAGCCTGACCACGTACCGCCGTACATTGTGCGGATATAACTACGTGAATTGTTATAGGTTCGGTAAATCTGCGTTATTCCGGCATGCTTCAGGACTTCAAGCGAACCGGCCACCGCTTCCGGATAATTTGCCCCGGTTTGCGCCTGCGCGTTCGCTGGCTGGTAATACTGGCCGGGCGCAGTGTAATCATTCAGATTTGACGCATTACCAATACCAACTGAATTTTTGAAAATATCCGAGGGTAACAGCTCGATATCCTCCGATAGCGCGCGACCACTGACTTTCCTCGCCGAGGGTACGCGTCCGTTTGCATTATCGTTAGCTGCCTTGACCGCTTTCGGCGTCGCGGCCACCGACTCAGATTCGCTGTCGACCGCGCTGCTCAGTTGCACGATGCCTTTCTGCGCCGTGGTCGCGTCCTGAGCCGTATATTTACCCTTAGCAAGGTCATACGCCGCCTTGACCGCTTTCGGCGTCGCTGCGACGCTCTCAGACGCGCTATCGGTCGCGCTCGATAGCTGGACGATACCTTTTTGCGCCGTGGTGGCGTCCTGAGCGGTGTATTTACCCTTCGCAAGGTCATATGCCGCCTTAACCGCTTTCGGCGTCGCTGCGAGCGCCTCAGACTCGCTGTCGGTGGCGCTGCTCAGTTGTATGAAACCTTTTTCCTTCAGAGAGGCGTCAGGATGCCGACGCGACTGCTCATGCTCCGCGAGTTTATCGTCGATATAATCCTGCGTGGCCATCACCATTGTCGTATCGATGGCCAGCTCGACCGACTCGATATCGCTCACCATGATGACCATGCGCACCGTCTGCGCGCGCCCTGAGCCCTCGACCAGCTCCGGCTTATAGCTTTCTGCCATATTGCCGACGGCAATCAGCGTGCCGGTGTCGTCATAAAGCCCTGTTTCACGCATCCAGAAACCGCCCTTTTCCGGCGGAATGACCAGCTCGGCGATGACGTAATTTTTATTCTTTTTGTCCAGGCTGATTTTATTCAGCGCATAACGCCAGACCTCATTAACAAGCTTTGTTTGCCCGGCATTAGGCTCGGGCAGTTTCCCGCCACCGTCGCCGACGGCCATCGCCGCAAAGTTCACTTTCTTCCCGTTAGGGAGGGTCGCCGCCGCCAGTTTCGCCGCACCGGCTTTGGTGATTACCGTTTTATATTTCACTGTCATATTGCTCTCACTTAGCCCGGATAGATGGTGATAATGTCGCCGTCATAGGTCAGGGCACCGACGTACAGCGAGCCCGGCACATCCTGAATAATGTTAAGGCCGATTAGGTGGCGGCTTGCCGGTTTGGCGTCATCAATGAGCCGCTCCATTTCGTAATACATTTCTTCGGTGATGCCGGTTTCCAGCACGCCAATATCAAGGCGAAAGGTACCGGGCGGGTCGCTGGTCTCCCACCACTCGGACACGTTAATCAGGTAGCCGAGCGGCTCAACAACGCGGCGCACTGCGCCAATCGTTCCCTTGTGCGCATGGATAAACCTCGCATTGCGGATCACCTCGCGTTTTGTTTCCTCCGGCCAGCCACTATCCCAGCGGTCAACCGAAAACGCCCAGGCAAGCCACGGCAGCAGATTGACCGGGCAGTCGTCAGGGCTCCACAACCGGCGCAGGGGGATCGGGGTGCTTTCGATAACGGCGCAGGCCTGAGCCGCCGCCACCTCAAGCGGCGACGAGCCCGTCGGCAATAATCTGGTTTTATTCATCGTTACCCCCGACCGTTACGCTGTATGCGGTGCAGTACGACGCCTGCGTCGCATCGAGAACAATGTCGGTCACCGGCGCGGCCAGCTCGACGCGCTGCACGCCCTCGACGTGAAGCGCGGCATAGATAGCGGATTTGCGGATATCGCGCCCGAGCCGGTGCTGTGCGGTGATATAGGCCTTGAGTTTGTCTTTTGCCGCATTGATTACCGGCTCACTTTCAGGGCCAGGGTACAGATAAAGCGCGGCCTCGATGGTGTAATCGACAATGTCGGCTGACTGCACGGTCACGCGGTCGGCAACCGGGCGAACGTCTTCATCATTCAGCGCTACGCGCACCACGGCGAGCAGCTCGTCGGATGCCGCGCCGTTACCCTCACGCGACAGCACCGACACGGTGACGCAGGCAGGCTCCGGGCTGATGACGGAAATATCCGCGACCCGTCCGTCGGCGCTGCGGCCATGAAACTGATACGCACCGGTAGACCCGGCGGTCGTCAGCCCCTCCGGTGCCTGCTGAATGCGCAGGCGATAATCGGTGTCTGACTCCATCTCGGCAGGCGTCGGCGGCAGCGTGGTCTCATCTGCAGGCGTGATGACTAAGCGCTCCACGCCGGAATTAGCGCCTAACTGGTCAAGGTCAGTTCCTGCTGAATAGGCCAGCATGACCGCCCGCGCCGCTTCATTAACACGCTGACGCCAGATAACCTCCCTGTAAGCGTTCTCCTGCAACAGCTTCACAAGCGGTTCAGACTCAAGCGTCAGAGTGCGCGCGATCGCCTCCTGCTGGTCTTCGGGATACAGCGAGACGAGCGTCGCCTTGCGCTCGTCAAGGATGGTTTCATAGTCCAGTTCTTCCACGACATCAGGCGCGGCGAGCTGGCTCAGGTCTACAATTGCCATAGCGTTTAACTCAGTGGAATGGTGATGGAAAAGGGCTGGCCGGACGCCGAGCGCGTGCCGGTAATATCGACATACAGCCCGCCGTCATTCTCTGCGCGCTCAAAGGTGATGGATGACAGGCTGATGCGTGGCTCCCACTTCTGGATCGCGGAATAGCACACGGCCATAATCTGCAGTCGCAGCGCCGGGTTTTGCGGCAGGTCAATCAGCGAGGAAAGCAGCGAGCCGTATTCGCGACGCATCACCCGCGAGCCAATGGGCGTGACGAGGATGTCGCGCACGCTCTGCCTGATATGCTCAGCTTCAGAGATACTGAGGCCGGTCTGGTTATTCATGCCAAGATAGCGAACCGTCATTTAATCCCCTCCGTCCATTCTTCGCCGCCCTTCACGCCGCCGTGGTCGTGGTCATCCACCTGCACGCCGTTAGAAGTAAATTTCCCGCCGGTGTGGGTGATATTCCCCTTCATCGTTCCGCCTTTCTGCACTTCGAGTGAGCCGGTTATCAGCTTGTTGGTGCAGACCACTTCCGGCGTATCGAGCGTGATGCGGGTCTCGGCCTTGACCATCACCACCGGCACGGTCGCTGTAATGGATTCTGACGCGGTCACGTCGGCAGTGTTGATACCGGACACGGTAAGCGCCCCGCTTTCGGGGTCGTACTCGATAACCGCCCCGTCGGGAAAGGCGATATGAAAGGCATCGGGCGAGGCTGACGGCGCGGGGTTGTCGTCCGAGAAAATGCCGGGCAGCACAAATGCGGTGTCGAGCTCGCCACCTATCGCAAGCAAAAGCACCTGCTCGCCCACCGAGGGAGCCCACCACGACCGCGAACGACCGGCGCGCGCCGTCAGCCAGTTGAGCCACGTCGTCTGGATTCCCCCGGTCTGGACACGACAGAGCCCTTTGACGGGATCGACGTCGGTCACAATGCCGGTGCGAATGAGATTGCGGATCGCGCGAGCGATTTCCTGCAGAGAATTTAAATTGTTCATGGGGAAAGGATGCCGCCAGACATAACCAACGGCAATCTAAGGGAGTTTTATAGGCGTTGACACAACGTTTAGCGATTCAGTTGTAAAAAACCATCTATGGAAAGCAGCCTCAAAATTAAATTATGAAACCATTTGTAACTCAAAGATTAATACGCCTAAGCTTTTCTTCAATTTTACAGTAAACTGGGTCGTTAGTGTAATTGAAGGTATTATTCAGCAAGGTTTCTAACACGTTAGTCTTGTTGAAAAAATTATTAACTTCACCAACCCTAACTTCTCTCTCACCTTTTTTATCCTGCCCCTTGCATTCGCTACCTATCCTTGCCATTTCCAAGGCAAAG